ACTTTACTAAATCATTGGCAATGCTTAAACGAGGATATGCAACTGGAGCTAAATTCGCTATGAACAACGCTACTCTTTACAACAAAGTGTATAGCCTAGTAGATGGGAATAACCGCCCAATCTTTATTGCTGATCCAAAGAATGAAAGCATTGGACGCATCTTAGGTAAAGAGGTGGTCATTGACGATAACATCGCTGATGACACTATCATTCTAGGAAACTTTAATTACATGGGTTACAACATGCCACAAGGGTTAATGATTGAAGTTTCAAGAGAGAGCAGCTTTAAGAGTGGGTTGATCGATTACCGAGCTATGGCTATTGCTGATACAAAGCCATTAGTAAAAGAAGCATTCGTCAAACTATCAGCGCCAGCAGGAGTATAAGCAAACCATCAAGGGGTATCAGTGATAACGCTGGTATCCCTTTTTTAAAAAGGAGGAACCACCATTGTTAATTGATATACAAGAAGCACGAGAAACATTAAGAGTAGACGGCGCACACAATGACCCTATTATTATTCCTCTTCTTGAGTCCATTCCATCTTACTTGGAAACAACGACAGGTAGGTCATGGGAAGATGATCCGGTACATCCGTTAGCTGCAACGGTTGCTAGATTCATCTTACAATTATGGTTTGATCCGCAAGGTCAAGACAGCGAGAGGTTAAAGCGTACCATTGATAACTTACTAGCAGCTCTAACCGCATTAGCCAGGAGCACGTAAAGACTATGGCTCATGACTATGCAAAAGCTTTTTATACAAGTAAGGAATGGATCAGCTGCCGTATAGGATTCATGCAAAGCAAGAACTATGTATGTGAACGGTGTGGAGGTATAGCGACGATATGTCACCACAAGGAATACATTACACCGGACAACATAAGTGATCCTACCATTACTTTAAACTGGATGAACTTAGAAGCGTTGTGTCAAACGTGTCACAACCTTGAGCACCATAGAAGTAACGTTTGTATGGAAGGATTGTCTTTCGATAGCAACGGCAACCTGAAAAAAAAGGAACCCCCCGAAAAAAATTTTTGAAAATGCGCTTGGGAACCGGTGCAGGGGGCTTTCTTTTCCCCTCCATAGGTTCCTCTATAAGGGGAGGGATTAATAATAGATCAAAAAAGAAGGTGAATTTATGACGACTTCCAAAAAGAAACCAACCATTTCAGCCGAGATGAGGAAAGTTAAAACGTTATTAAAACAGATACCTAAAGATCGTCAACCAATTGCCCAGGGCTTATACAATGAGTTGGTCTTCATGCAAAATACATTAAATACATTAAAGGCCCAAGTAGAAGAAGAAGGAGCCGTATCGATGTTTAGGCAAGGTAAACAAGAATTTTTAAGAGAACACCCTGCTTTGAAAGCTTATAATACAACGATACAGCGTTACAGCTTGCTTTATAAACAATTAATTGACCTATTACCCCAATCAGACGAAGAAAGCCACAATGACCCCTTAATGAGCTTTTTAGGGGGGAAGTGAATTGAACTATGTAGAAGAATACTGGAAAGAGATCAATGAAGATCGTATAACGGTTTCTAAACGTGTATACAAGCAATATAAAAGATTAATAGATGACATTAATAATCCAGGTCAATATATCTTTGACGAAGCAAAAGCGGAACGCCCTATACAATTCATAGAGCGTTTTTGTAAGCATAGTAAAGGCGAATGGGCAGGGAAACCGGTCAAATTAGAACTTTTTCAAAAAGCCTATATAGCTGCTTTATTCGGATTTGTTGATAAAGATACTGGATTGAGACGTTATAAAGAAAGCATGTTTTATGTAGCTCGTAAAAATGGGAAAAGTACCATGTTGGCAGGAATTGCTCTATATATGTTCATTGCCGATAATGAAGGCGGTGCGGAAATTTATAGTATAGCCAGTAAGAAGGATCAAGCGAAGATTCTATTCGATGAAGCTCATAACATGATCAAACAAAGCCCATACCTTTCAAAGCATATTAGAAAACGTAAAAGTGACCTTTATTTTCACCATACCATGTCAAAGTTTATGCCATTAGGTAAGACCAGTAACACACTGGATGGATTAAATAGTTACCTTGTCGTAATCGATGAGCTGCATAGTATATTGGATCGTAATTTGTATGAGGTAATGAAACAAAGTCAATCGGCAAGGCGTGAGCCTATACTCATTATGATTACAACAGCAGGGACGGTTAGAGGTGGCGTGTTTGATGATATGTATGAGTATTCGTGCAACGTGGTAGATGGTAACTTTCAAGATGATAATTTTCTGCCGATTTTGTACGAGCTAGACGATAAGAAAGAATGGACTGATCCGGACGCATGGCAAAAAGCAAACCCTGCTCTTGGAACCATGAAAAAGAAAGATGATATCGAACGAAAAGTAGCCAAAGCATTAAATAATCCTGCCGATCTAAATGGAATCTTAGTAAAGGATTTTAATATTAGAAATACGGTCAATAGTGCTTGGCTTACATTTGATGATATAAACAATGATGAAACGTTTGACTTAGAACAATTTAGAAATAGTTACGCTATAGGTGGAGCTGATTTAAGCATAACAACCGATTTAAGTTGCGCCACTCTTCTATTTGTCGATAAAGAGACTGAAAAGCGGTATGTTCATCAAATGTATTGGCTGCCGAAAGAAAGCTTTGAACAGCGCGTAGAGATCGATAAGATACCTTATGATAAATGGCATGAGCAAGGCTTATTAAGGCTATGTAACGGCAATACAATCAATTATAGTGATATTACAGCCTGGTTCCTAGAAATGCTTAACACGTACGGTGTTGCGCCTTTATGGATTTATTACGATAACTATTCAGCCAGGTATTGGGTTGAGGAAATGGAGCAGCATGGCTTTAAGATGGTTAGGTGTATTCAAGGAGCTAGAACATTAAGCTTACCTATGCAGAATATGGGAGCAGATCTACAAGCTAAAAAAATCAATTACAATAACCATCCTATTCTTAAATGGTGCCTAACTAATACAGGGGTTGAAACGGATCGAAACGGAAATATTGTACCAGTCAAAAATCAAGCTGCTAAAATGCGGATAGATGGAACGGCTTCAATGTTAGATGCATATGTGGGGTTGTTCGAGCATTACGAGGAATATTTAAGAGCCTTATAATACAGATGCCCATAAAATAAAAAGTAAATGCAACGTAGCGCGTTTCTCAAGCAGTATAATAATAAGCTATTGCTCATTTTAGAGTAATAGTTTTTTGCTTTTCAAAAATGAAAGGGTAACCCAATTTTGGGTTACCCTTAAACTTCCCAAAAGTCATCATAATCAACATTATATCCTTCCTTACGCAACGTTTTAATAATCTTAGAACCATTCTTCATGCTCGGTCTATTATCGTCTGATTTAGTCAATCTGCTAATGGTATTACGATTCACACCACTTTCTTTTGCTACTTCCTCTTGCATGATCCTGTTTTTATCCAAGAACTTACCGAACCTCGAACGCTGCTTTCCTAGTCCGAACATAAAACCAACCTCCTACTTTAATCAAGTATCACAAGGATTAACCATTTATTTGTCTTTTAATCACACACTTGTGATTTTTTTATTAGAAAATGTGAATATCGGACAAGCGGTCTCCAATAAGCTTTATCAAGGACGTCGGCAAGGCGTCACTCACCAAGAGGAGGAGATCGATTATGACAAAAGAGATAGCGCAGGAATTAGCAAAAAAGTTAGCAGAGGGGAACTATAACATCTATCTGACACCAGAGGGACGTCACGCTATTATTCAATTACTAAATGACAAAGGTAGCACTCAAAATGTATAGACCTACCGTTCGTTATGCAGATGTATATAAGCAATATGTAGACGCTCTTTTTCAAGCAACTACATTAGATCGCAACCAAATTATGCGTGCTGCACTCTTTAACGCTGCTCATTCTAATCTCTTTCATGAAATGTTACGTCCTTACATGAGAGGTGACGTCCCTCTTCCCTCCCCTTTATGGAGCGCATCAGACCACCGTCTATGGCTGGAGCAGACCCCACAACAAGAGAAAGGAGGTAGGGACGTCAATGGCGAACAGGAAGTCAGACGAACTAAAGAAGAAATTAGACGTCAGCCACAGGACCAGGGACGAATTAGGAAGGTTCACGAGAACGGAGGAATCAAGATTACTTTCGGATAGAGCGATTAAGTTAGTGCGGATCCCAGGGAGTTATAAATCATATAGGGTGAAGGAACGATGGTTTTCAGATGAAGAAAGAGAACGGATTTATGCTACTCTTGGAGCTATTATTCTTTTATGGATGCTCATCTAAGCAAATGCACCCCTATTGTTGTCGCTGCATACAGGGGTGCAAGTGTATTTTTTAGAACGCTTGTTTTCGTATCTAAAAATGATTTGATTCGTTATAATGCACAGTAACAAATAACAGCGATATGTCAGCGAGGTAGCGTTATGACGAATGATACAAACAACACTCAAATACTACGTACAGCAGGGGAAACAGCCACACTTCTTAAAATTAAGGAGTCCACCTTGAGAAAGTATTGCATTGAACTGGAGAATGCCGGTCATAAGTTTTATAAGAGCGCTCGGGGGCACCGCGCTTATGCTAATGATGATATCACCATACTACAACGATTTATAACAACTAAAAACGCACCCAATATGACGCTACAACGGTCAGCAGAAGCCGTAGTAAAAGCACATACAAGCGAAAACGTGCGGGTTGACGTTACAGAGGATCAATCGTTACAGAAGCGCCATAACAACGATATAACAGAACTAAAGAAAACGGTAGAGAAGCAAAATGAACTTCTTCAAGCTCTTATGAAAAAAATGGACCAACAACAAGAATACATAGACAAGCGTCTTGGAGAACGAAACGATGCAGTCACTCAATCTTTACGTGAAGTCCAGGAGACGAAACAACTGATAGCAGCTGCAAAGCAAGCAGAAGAAGAGAGCAAACAAAAAAGAGGATTCTTTGCTCGTTTGTTCGGGAAGTAATCCAGGAGGGCGCACTTATACACTCTATCGAGTGAGTGCTAAAATCCATTAGATTTTCGTCAAACGTGTTAAGAAAAATATACAGGATTTTATGCAAGAAGATACTTCTTCTCAATTTTGAGTTGATCTTGAAACCCTTGATACATCAGCATTGTATAAAAAAGCGAATATTGAACGACGCATAAATAAAAAACAACCCCTTGAAACGCTTATGTCTCAAGGGGTTTAGATTTGGTTCCGACAAGATGAATTATGTAAACTGAATATCGTATTCAGTTTTCTTTAGGTATAAAAGTCATTAAATCCCCTGGCTGACATTCTAATACTTCACACAGTCTATTAATCTGTTCAACTTCAATCCGTTTGACAGTTTCATGATAAAGAGCAGATACAGTAGCCGGTCTAATGTCTGTTAAATCTGCTAGTTGTTTTTGCGTCATTTTACGCTTCCCTAATAGTTCTGAAATATGAATGCGAATAGTCATACTGATCTCCTCCAATGTAATATACAAGTAATATTATACCATTTAGAGGTAATTTTTTTCTATATTTTCATTGACAAATTACTACAGGAGTAATTATACTAATATTAATTACTGTAGGAGTAATCATAGAGAAAAAGGAGTGTGTCAGCATGGCTAATTTAAGAGAACTTACTTGGGAATTGGACGATCGTATGATGTGTATAAATGGTGGTGCTCAAACTCTTGAGGATATTAATACTTTATTAGGACATCTAAGAGAAGATATGCACACAGCCCAACAGAAAGGGGAAGAAAGAGCGTACTTTGAAGAGATTTTCACGAAGATCAGAGTCTTGTCCGAGCTTATGCACTACACAACCAATGAATACAGCAAAGCGGCTCAAGAAGCTCAAGATATCCATCTTAAAATGTTTGATGTGATCGTAAAAGGAAAAGGGGAAAGGTCAGCTTCTTAACCCCAATTTTAAAAGCTTGTATTGAATTAATAGAATATTAGAGTTAAAATTGTCAGTAACTTAATAGATCGGACAAATAAAAAAGCCATTTCCATATTGTTAGGGGTTTGCCGACCTCTAACGGAAATGACTTTCAGCCTGTTCTCTCACAACAGGTTAAATGATTATGTTTATTTTAACTCGTTTACTATTGGATTTCAATAGTCTTGTTTTGGCATATTCTGTTTAACCTTGTAATTTTACAGGTTGATGGAGTATGCTTTTTTGTTTTCTGCAACGTGGAATGCCTAACACACGTTGAAAAACAAAACTTGAACAGGTCAGCTGGAGCCGATGCAATAACTCTAGCGCACTACATAAAAGCGGAGTACCTTCCTACCGCGTGGTGGTCTAGGAGCGAACATCCAGCGAAAGCAAAAGGTTCGGGCGGTAATCGTTAGCACTACGGTGTTAGGGTTTTCAAGCATTGGTTAATCTTTTTTTGACTAACCGATATACAGGGGCGATTTTGTATATAGAAAGCTTGAAACGGTCGAGAGATCGGAAGTCGGGAAGGGTTATACATACGGATACCAGCTGACAGCTACGCCTGTGAGCCATAAAATATAACACTTTACTTCTATATGCAGCTTAACTAGTTATTTAGTTTTGACTGTGTATAGGGGTAAACTCTGTTTCCAGCCGTTTCCAACCTCTCGCATTGCCTATGAAAAAACTGAAACCAAGTCAAGGCTTAAAGCAAAATTAAGATAAAAAAGATTAAAGAGGATTATGGCAAGGTAGTTGTTTACTGGTGGAGGACAAAGCCTCGGCCCGAGGACAGGGCAAAGGCAAGCGAAAGTGCGGCAGGGGTGCTCATGAGTTATTGCTTACATTAACTAGGGTTTCCGCTTGCAATAAGTACACAAAAGAAAAGAAAAGAAAGTAAAAGAAATAAAGATATATTGATTTCCTAAAAAAAAGAAACCAATATGCGTAACGGACATTTTTGTCCAACTGTAAAATAGACAAGTGTACAATAGTTCAGGTTTGTTCTCTTCACTTGCTACAAATAATATTTCACATACTATAATAATAAGGTAAGTGAAATTAGTACGTTCCTTAAATTCGGAATCTACTATAAGTGGTCTACGAGCTCCATATGAGAGTTTTAGTTATTACTAGACTAAAAGTATTAATGACTATTGAAAAGCTTTAAATATAGCCAATATGACCTTAATAAGGTGGGTGAATCTGCTTGAAGCAATTGTTACTGGATGAATTTAATAAATATAGACTAGCAAAGTATTTAGATTCGAGAGATATGGGAACAACGTTGCTGATCCAGGAGATGGACGCAGCAGTTAATCAATTAGATCAGCTGCAACAAGATATTATTAAGTCTCGGTACCTGGTGAACGATAGTGATTACATTACTGATCAATATGTTTATCAAAATCTAGGGATTAGTAGCAACCAATATGCTTATTTGAGAAATAAAGCTTTTGCTACTTTAGTTAATTTATTAGAAATAAAAAAGCATGGATAACTCCTGGTGTGGAGATCCATGCTTTTATTTGTTAAATGTTCTTTCAAGCAATGTGATTAAAAATTCTTTATCCTCTTGATTCAACTCTTTATCTTTGAAGAATACATCTGCGTTCATTTTTAAAATGGAGTAAATATCGAATGTTTTATTATTATTCGCTTTTATATGCTCAAGTCCACTAGATCCAACACCAATTATAGTACCTTCTTTTTTCGATTTCTCTATTTCTCTAGGCGGTATGCCCATTAAATCAAAAAAGGAATCAACTTGAACAGCTCCTTCAGAATCTACATATCCAGCCATGTCCATTAAAGCAATATACGGAACGTTGTAGTAGTTTGATAATTTTCTTAGCACATCGGGAGTTGGTTTGCGTTCTTTTTTTGTGCGTGGGTCGAATCCTCTTTCTAAAGTGCTTAAATAAGTATGACTGATCCCTATTTCTTGGCTTACTTTTCTTATTGATTTCTTTCCTCTTAATTCTTTTAAATATTGAGCAAGGTCTTTCAAAAGTATCACCCCTGGTATTTAATTATAATTATATTGTAAATCGTGATTGACATAAACGCAAGTCATAGTTTACAATGTGTTCAAGGGGGTGTAAACCTTGATTTCGGATATTGTGAAAAAGCATAGACTGGAAAGAGGTATGCCTATTTCTGAATTAGCTAGAAGAACAGGATTGAGCCGCGTTACTATTACTGATATAGAGAACGGAAATACTGATCCTAAATTTTCTACTGTAATGAAAATCTACGAAGTTTTAAATATTGATTCACAGCAAATTTTTTTTGGACGTAGTGTAAATCTCGATTTACAAAGAGGTAAGTTTACTTAATAAAGCAGGTGAGGTGATATGCAGCAAGGGTGGATTAAGTTACATCGTGATCTCCTAGATAAACCTATTTGGTTAGAGTCAACGCCGGAACAAAAGACGATTTTAATTACTCTTTTGATGATGGCAAACCACCAGGGCAAGCAGTGGGAATGGAAAGGAGAGATTTATGAAATAAAGCCAGGTCAGTTTATAACAAGCCTTGAATCGATTGCTCATAAGTGCGGAAAAGGTATCTCTGTACAGAATGTAAGGACATCACTTAAGCGCTTTGAAAAGTACAAGTTCCTAACAAACAAATCAACAAACAAAAACAGGCTTATAACCCTTATAAACTGGGGTGTTTATCAAGGTTCAGATAGTGAGCTAACAAACAAACTCACAGGCAACCAACAAGCAACTAACAAGCAACTAACAACTAACAAGAATGTAAAGAATGAAGAGAATGAAAAAGAAAAAGATAATACTCCTTTTTCCGAAATTATCAAACACTTAAACGAAAAGACCGGCAAAAGATTCAGTCCTAAAAGCGCATCTAATCAAAAGCTAATCAAGGCTAGGTTTAACGAAGGTAGAACGCTCGAGGATTTCATACAAGTCATTGATACTAAGTGCCAAGAATGGCTGAGTAATGAGGAAATGTCGAAATACTTACAGCCGTCTACGTTGTTTAGAGAAAGTAACTTTGAAAAGTACCTAAATCAAGTTGCGGCAATTAAGTCTGTGTCTTCTGTAGATCCTAGAGATCATGAAATAGCACTTAACAAATTCCTGGCTTTAGGTGGCGATCCGGATAATGCTGATGAATTTGAAGAGTGGATGAAAACTAGAGGGTGATTAATTTGGATAAAAGTTATCTTAAGCGCCATCCTTTTTCGGATATGTCCGAGAAAGAGTTAGACAACGCAATCCAATATTGTCTCAACAATATTGAAGTGGCAATAATCGAGCGTAATTTTGAAAGTAGACTAATCAAGAATTACGGTAAAACACTTATTAAGTTAGAGAAGGAAAAAGAATCTAGGTGCAACTTGCATTAAAAGAGGTGAAAAAATATGGAACTTTTAATGATTGATATTAATACAGAAGAAAAGTTATCTTCTGTTCATTTAGAGCAGCAAGAGCTGATTTTTGTATTAAACAGTATCGTGCAGCATGGGTTTAAATCAAATGGTATGCGCTATGACCTTAAAGACCGAGCGGTTGAAAAAATCGTTAATAAACCCGGAGCGCTAACTTATGTTTTGTACTTGCAAAAATGTGAGGTGAAACCATGAGTAACAACAATAACCAGAGATTTAGGGGACTAAATTTCAACAAACGTATTTCTATTGTAGAAGAAAAACCAAACCCTGGGCCTTATCCAGGAACTACGCTCGTACCGATAACAGAAGCTTGGGCGGACATAAGAACGATGCAAGGTAGGGAATTTAATTCTGCCACCATTGCAGGAAATGTCGGGGTATCACGTTTTATCATTCGTTACATGCCAGGGCTATCAGCTCGAATGAGGGTTCAATATAAAGGCGTCACATACTCCATAAAAAGCCTTACAAACGATGATGAGCAGAACCGCACAATTACCATTATTGGAGAAGCGATTTTATAGGAGGAATTAAGGTGGAAAAGGTGCTGGAACGATTGAAAGAGGAGTTAGAAAAAAATTGTCTTGATGAAGAGATCCAAGTGAACCGTCACGATCTTACAGAATTGATTCAAGAATACGAAATAGCCACAGGCAGAAAAAAACGATGGGAAGACGAAAGATGGTGATGACATGGCTGGATTCTTTGAACGTATTTTTAACCGGAAGAAGGAACCACAGCAAACCGAACGAGCTGAAATAATGAGTGGTGGTGCTGCCGTATTTACTCCGTTTAGCGGAAATGCGTATGAGAGTGATATTTACAGGGCAGCAGTTGACGCCATCGCAAGAAATGCCGCAAAGCTCAAAGGTAAGCATTTAATAGCTTCAGAAAATAGGCGTAAAACAGGGGATCATTATCTGAATCGGATTTTGCAGGTAAGACCTAATCCATATATGACGTCTTATGATCTTATTTACAAATTAGTAACCCATTATTACCTGTATAACAACGCTTTTGGGTACTTGCAAAAGAATGAAAGAGGGATGCTCATTGCTATTTATCCGCTATCTCCTCAAAGTGCCGAATACATTACTGATCCAACCGGAACGCTTTACTGCCGCTTTCTATTTTCAAACGGTCAGACGGTTACATTGCCCTTTTCGGAATTATTTGTAGCAAGGAGATTTTTTAACAGTAATGATCTTTTAGGAGATACCAACACAGCAATATTGCCAACATTAGACCTGGCACACACCCAAAACGAAGGCTTGGAAAACTCTATTAAATCTAATGCCACAATTAGAGGGATTTTAAAATACAACCAGGTATTAAGCCCGGAAAAGCTCAAAGAAGAAAAAGAAGCTTTTATCAATGATTACTTAACTGTAGGGAATAACGGTGGGATTGCCGCCATTGATAGCAAATATGATTATGAACCGCTTGAATTGAAGCCAGTAGCCATTGATGATAAACAGCTGGATTCAGTCAAAAAGAAAATATATGAGTATCTAGGGATAAGCGAAAAAATTGTTAATAGTACCTATTCAGAAGATGAGTGGGCGTCCTTTTATGAAAGTGTGATCGAGCCTTTATCCTTACAGTTCTCTTTAGAATTAACAGACAAGATATTTACCGAACGTGAACAAGCCTTTGGTAATTCCATCATGTTTGAGTCTAATAGATTGCAGTTTGCTAGTAATACGAGCAAGACGAACATCATTAAAGAATTAATGCCTTATGGCTTATTTACAGCCAATCAAGCATTAGAAATATTAAACCTTCCGCCAGTTGAAAACGGTGATAAGCGAATACAGACTTTAAACGTTGTAAATGCAGACAAAGCCGATCAATATCAACTGAACGATAAGCAACCAGGAGGTAATGAAGAATGAAAGAGCTGAGAATAGCAGAACTAAGAGCTGCCGATCCGGTAGGAGAAAGCAGCCTTATTCTAAGTGGTAGACCGATTGTCTACGATCAACCTACCACCATAAATGCACCATTTGGGGAATATATCGAGGTCATTGAAAGGGGCGCATTAGACGATGCTGATTTAACAGATGTTCGTTTACTGTATAACCACGATATGAACAAAATTCCTCTTGCAAGAACACCAAAAACCATGCAATTAACGTTAGATTCGGCAGGATTAGCGTTAAGAGCAGAATTGCCAAGCACTGAGGATGGAAAAGGCGTTCATACGGCAGTAAAACGTGGTGATCTATCCGGTATGAGCTTTGCGTTTAAAGTACCTGAAGGCGGTAGCCGATTTGACGCAAAGACGAATACAAGAACCATCAGCAAGATTGAAAAAGTTTATGAGTGCAGCATTGTAGCATTTCCGGCATACCCTCAAACGAGTGTTGAAGCCAGGTCTGCTATAGAAAGCACTTTGGAAGCATTCAAAGCCCCGGAAAGACAAGCAGCAAAAATAAAAGTAAACCAACTATTAAAAAGGAGCGTGTAAACGCATGAAGTTTAAAACAGTAGCAGAAGCATTTAACCATTATCGTAACCATTCTTTAACTGACATTGAGAAAAGAGCAGCAGAAATCGGACAAGTTATTGACACTGATCCAAATGCTGATGTAAGCAGCTTGAACATTGAATTGGATGGATTGAAGGAAGCAAAAGTGAATGTAGAACAGCGCAGTCAAGGCAACCAGGGAGGAAGCTTCAACCCAATCACTGGAATGAGCTTCAACCAAAAGAAAGAAGTGCCAACAGAGAACATTTTTGAAAGCACAGAATACCGTAGCGCCTTTTACAAAACAATGTTAGGGCAAAAGCTTACAGACATTGAAAATCGAACGTTTAATCAAGCTATGCAACAGCAAGAAACAGAGCGCAGAGCCGATGCATTTAACACGACTACAAACAGTGCAGCGGTCTTACCAACAACTACTTTAAACGAAGTCATTAAAAAAGCTCGTACAATGGGCGGACTAATCGGACACGTGCGAAACTTCAACATTCCAACTAACATCAGCGTACCGATCGGAACTCCTTCAAGTAAGGCGCAATGGCACGTAGAAGGTGCGCCGGTTGATAGTGAGAAGGTACAAACAACAGCCGTACAATTTGGTGGGTATGAAGTAATCAAAGTATTCTCCATTAGTGCAGCAGCTAAAAAAATGACGGTACAAGCGTTTGAATCGTACATGATCGATGAACTCACTAATTGCGTTATGGAAGCTATTGCAGAAGCATTAGTGAACGGTACAGGAGAAGGGCAAGGCACAGGGATTGATACGGGTATTACCTGGAATGAAAGCAACAACTTAGAACTCACAGGCGATTACACAGACTTTACTAAATCATTGGCAATGCTTAAACGAGGATATGCAACTGGAGCTAAATTCGCTATGAACAACGCTACTCTTTACAACAAAGTGTATAGCCTAGTAGATGGGAATAACCGCCCAATCTTTATTGCTGATCCAAAGAATGAAAGCATTGGACGCATCTTAGGTAAAGAGGTGGTCATTGACGATAAGAGGTGGTCATTGACGATAACATC